GTATAATAACACGGTCGATCCTGTATTGAAAAGTAAGATTTATGAAGACCGTATCCATTACGCATTTTTCAAATTAACCCAGAATATAATCCATACGTTCAAATTCTACCACACCGAAGTAGAAAATTTAGAACATTTACAACATGAGATTATAGTATTTCTTTTATCTAAAATTCACTTATTCAACCCCCAGAATGGAGCCAAAGCATATTCTTACTTTGGTACTATTGTAAAACGATGGTGTATTTTATATAATGAGAAAAATTACAAAAGTAAAATCAGCAAGGTTTCAGTAGACGAATTATCTAAAGATGATTCAGATCATACTTATACTATTGAACCAAACAATTCAGATGATCGATTATCTCATTTTATGGACGAATATGTTGAATTCGTCAGCTTTAACTTATACGAAATCTTCCCTAAAGAATATGACGCGAAAATTGCGGATGCGGTTTTAGAGTTATTTAGAAAACGAGATAGTATAGACGTATTCAATAAAAAGGCACTCTACATTTATATACACGAAATGATCCCAGATGCTAAGACTCCTAAGATTACTAAAATAGCAGGTATATTATACGACGTATTTAAGAGAAACTACCTATTCTATCTAGAGGAAGGATATATGAGTTTCCAACTCTAGTAGTTGTTTATATTTATAAAAAACAATACATATGAGTAATTTAGAATCAAACGTATTTGGTAAGAAAAAATTCTCAGATATTCTTAAGGAAATTTACGAAAACCAAAAGAAAAAAGAGACCCAAATCACAGCTTTGATAGGTGAATTAAAACCACTTATCAATGATATTGGTGATGCTACTTTAATTGTTCCTTTAATCAAGGAATATATGGAATTAGGTATCAAAAATGATGAACAGCTAATTAAAATGGCTACTATCATTCAACGTGCTTTAGCTACCGGTAAATCAGAAGAGGATGGATTTGGAATGACTGAGGAAGAAAAAGCACAGTTATTATCTGAGGTTAAAAAATTCAACCCTAAAGATTAATGGCTGTAAATAGGATAAATAATACTGGTCAGAATAGAAATGTTCAAGTAGACCAAACAGCTGTATCTTCAGATATTAGAAGTGATGTTTCTTCATTAAGTAACATTATAGTTACTGCTCGTGTAACAGATATAGTATTAAATGAAAATCACCCCTATTTTAAAAAGGTAGGAGAATATAATGGCATTGGGGCTATACTTTATGAGTTTGTTTTTGCTCTCCCATATGACCCACAGTTAAAGACATATCCATTAATTAATGAATATGTTCTCTTAATTAAAATCCCTAATAATCAAACTGGAGCATTATCATCTGCTACTTCATATTTTTATCTCAACCCGGTAAATATTTGGAATCACCCTCATCATGATGCCTATCCTAACCCAATAACCCAGGCTCTTAATTCTTCTGAAGGTACTAACGATTATGCTACATCAACTGAATTTAGTGGATCTGTTAGGCGAGTAGGAGATGATAATGAATATTTTCCTGATAGTGAATTAAATAGTAAAAAGAATGAATCACAATTTACATTTGTAGAAAAAGCAAATATTCATCCCTTAATGCCTTTTATGGGCGATGTATTATTAGAAGGAAGACATGGTCAAAGTCTTCGTTTTGGAAGTACTGCTAGAGCCCCTCAATCTGCTCCCTCAGTAGCGATTGATAATAATTGGTCTACAACTGGTTTAAATGGAGATCCTATTACTATTCTACGAAATGGACAACCTTCCGATTCAACTGATGAAGGGTGGATTCCGATAACTGAAGATTTAAATAGAGATTTATCTTCTATTTATTTAACTTCTACTCAACAGTTAAACCAATTTACTTTAGCTAACAATGTATTTAATTCATATGGAAATAGTAAACCTACTACTCCATCCCAATATACTTCCCCTCAGATTTTACTTAATTCAAATAATATAGTTATCAATTCTAAACAAGATAACATATTTTTAAATTCAAAATCTTCAATTAGTTTATCCTCAGTAAGATCAATAAATGTAGATTCACCTCAAACCGTAATTCAATCAAATGAAATATTTTTAGGTGATATAAATGCACCACAAAGAGGAGTTTTAGGAGATAACTTATATACAAACTTAATGGATGTTATAAATACTCTGATAACATTAACTTCAGTTTTAAAAGTTACCCAAATATGGCCAGGTGGTCTTCCTGTAACTGATGGAGGTATGGCTGTAACAGCTGATGATACGTTAAGTCAATTAAATCAAGTTAAAGATAAACTTAAAAATATCCTATCAACCTCAGTTAAATTAAAATAATGGCTAAATATAAACAAATATCTTATCCTTATACTTGGGTTAATAGTCAAGAATATAATTTATATTCCGAAGGACCTTATCCTATTGTTTATACTTTATCATATACTGATCTTTATGTTTATGTAGCTAATACTTCAACAACTTATTTAACTGCTGAAAAACAAAATTTTGAGGATTATGAAAGAGGTTTAACTGGATCTATAGCTTTTACTGATTTAAACCAAGCAGGAACAAATAAATTAAATAGTACTTTAAATTCTTTTTCTATAAGAGGTAAAGTAGTGTATAATGATAAGCCTATTGTTGGAGCTACTATTAGTATTACTCTAGGAGCTTTAACATCCCAAGATCAAAATTTATCCACTACTACTAGTGGAGCCGATGGATCCTTTACTATTTCAGGAAAATATTTTCCTGGTAAAGATTTTTTTAACGTTATTATCACTAAAGAAAAATTTTCTCAATACACTACATATCCTTTTGATTCTAACAATAATATCAAATCAGATTTAGGAGTAATAGTTTTATCTCCTTTAGTAGTAGGATATGAAGAAAATGCTACCAAAATATCATCTCTTTCTAATGATGTTAAAGACCAAATAGTTGCTTCAAAAACAACTTTTGAAACTTTACAACAAGAAAAACTTATTGATTTACTTAATACTTTAAAATATACGTTATTACCTTTAGTTTTAAAGCAATTTTTTGAATTTGGAGTAGTAAATATTCAAGAAGCTTTAAATAAAAAACTTGAAGTAAAAACTACATGCCCTGATCAAGCTAAATTAACTGAAATAATCAATAAAAAAAATAAATTAGTAAAACAATTAGATAATACTTATAAAATTATTTCTAGAGTTACTCAAGTAGTAAATGGAATACAAATTTTAGTTTCATCATTAGAAATTTTAAAATCATCTTCTTTAGCAGTCCCTTACCCTTTACCCCCAGTAGCAAATAATGCTTTAGATGAAACTGATAAAAAAATAAAAAAATACAAAACTATTTTAAGTTCATTTACTTTATTACTTAATATAGTTTCTATTACTTTAAAAGAAATAATCGATTATTTAAATTTATTAGACCAATATATCCAAGAATGTTATCCTGATGCTCAACAAGAACAAATTTCAAATGAATTAATTGCTCTTACAATCCAACAATCTATCCAAACATCCCCATTAATTTCAGAATATAATGGGTTTAAATTAAGTGTTGAAACAGAACCAACAACTAATTCTTTAAAACGTAGACGAGCTATAGCAACTAATAAACAAAATGTTGTTATGTTAAAAGGAGAATGGTCATTTAGTTCAATTGACCAAATCTTAATAGATGAACTAGTATTTTACATTCAGCAAAATGATTTAAAAGCTGACTAATTTAATATTTATAACCATATGAAAACCGACGTATTAAAAAAATTTATTAAAGAAGCTGTACGAGAGGCAATCCAAGAGGAATTAAAAGATATTCTTTTAGAGGCAGTTCGTTCACCAAAAACAATCGTAAAGGAATCTATTCAAACAATAGATACACCTAAACCTACTTTTACTCCACCAACAATGGATACTAGAAAGGCATATGCTGACATTATGAATGAAACTATGTTAAGTTTTACATCCCAAGATGCTCAGACTGCTTTTAGACCACAATCAAGTGATCCTGTAAATGGTAATTTAGGTGCTGGTGAAGTAGGAATGGATCAAATTATGAGTTTATTAAATACTAAATAATGGCATTTAACCAACAGCAAATAAACCCATTAGATTTAAACCCCAACGTAGCTGTTGGGATAAATTTACCTTTAAGTGGTCCTGCTGTTTTTGTGTCTAACTATACGACATATGATGCTTTAAAAACCGATTTAATCAATTTCTTTTTAACTAATCCAGGCGAACGTCCTATGAACCCAACTTTTGGAGGTGGTTTAAGAGATTTTATTTTTTCTCAAATTGAAGAAGAAAACATAAACGGGTTAAAAGAAAATATTGAATTTAAACTTCAAAAATACTTTCCTCAAGTAGGTATTAGTTCATTAGAAGTTTTACAAGATAGTGATAACAATACATTAATAGTTGAATTAAAGTACTTTATATTAAATTCTAATATTCAAGATACTATAACGTTTGAATTTTAAAAATGGCTACAACAAATAGAGATATAAAATATATTAATCGTGATTTTTCTGATTTTAGATCACGCTTAATAGAATATGCTAGAACATATTTCCCTCAAACGTATAATGACTTTACTCCTTCATCAGTAGGAATGATGTTTATGGAACAAGCATCTTATGTTGGGGATGTTTTAAGTTTCTATTTAGATAATCAATTTCAAGAAACATTTACTCAATATGCTCAACAAACAAATAATGTGTTTGAATTAGCATACATGTTTGGTTATAAACCAAAAACTACAGGTGTAGCCCAAACTACAGTTGATGTGTATCAACAATTACCTTCTATTGATGATGGTACTGGTAATTATATTCCTGATTATAGTTTTGCTATTACTGTTGGAGAAAACACTACAGTAACTTCTCAAAATGGATCCTCTTTTCTTATCCAAGATAAAATTGATTTTTCGGCTTCAAGTTCTTTAGATCCTACTGAAGTTACAGTTTATCAAATTGCTGGTAACATTCCTCAATATTTTCTTTTAAAGAAAACTAGAAAAGCTATTTCTGCTACTATTAAAAGTTCCCAATTTACATTTGGTTCTCCTCAACAGTTTCAAACAATTAATATTAATGATACTAATATTGTTAAAATATTAGACATTACTGATTCTGATGGAAATAAATGGTATGAAGTAGATCATTTAGGTCAAGAAATGGTATTTGATACTGTTAAAAATTCTAATATATATGACCCAAATGTAAACGGTGATACTCCTTATTTACTTCGTTTAAGGAAAGTAGCTCGACGTTTTGCAACTCGTTTTACATCTCTTTCAAATCTCCAAATTCAATTCGGTGCTGGTAATCCATTAGATGTAACAGAAGAAATTACTCCAAATGCTGATAATGTAGGTATTGGTTTACCATTTGAACAAGATAAATTAACTGTAGCTTATTCTCCTACAAATTTTCTATTTACTAATACTTATGGTATTTCACCTGCTAATACCACTTTAACAGTAAGATATTTAGTTGGCGGAGGTGTTGCTTCAAATATTGAAGCTAATAGTTTAGTTAATTTAAATACAAATAATACTAAATTTAATAATATAAATCTTAACCCAACCACTGCTAATTATATTTTTACTTCACTAGCATCTAATAACCCAGTTGCAGCATCAGGAGGTAGGGGTGGAGATACATTAGAAGAAATTCGCCAAAATACTTTAGCATTAATCGCTTCCCAAAAACGTTCAGTTACAGCAGATGATTATTTAATTCGTGCTTTAAGTATGCCTACAGATTATGGTACTATTTCTAAAGCATTTATTGAACAACCTAAATTAACAGATAACCAAGTTTCAACAATTGAAACTCTTAATTTATATGTTTTATCTTTAAATCCTCAAGGTCAATTAAGTGTTGCAACTAATGATTTAAAAAATAATTTGCGAACATATCTATCTCAATATAGAATGATTGGGGATAATATTGAAGTTCGTGATGCTTTTATAATTAATATTGCCGTTGATTTTGAAATTATAGTTTTACCTGAATATAACAATAATGAAGTTATATTAGCTTGTATTACTGCTCTACAGGACTATTTTAATTTAAGTAATTGGCAAATTAACCAACCTATATTTTTAAGAGATTTATATGTTTTACTTGATAGAATCAAAGGAGTACAAACTGTAAAAAATATTTCTCTATCAAATAAAGCCGGAACCACTTCAGGTTATTCACAATATGCATATGACATAGCAGGTGCTACCCAAAACCAAGTAATTTATCCTTCATTAGATCCTAGTATATTTGAAGTAAAATACCCCGCAACTGATATAAAGGGTAAAGTAGTTCCTTTATAACGCTATATTTATAATAAAATATATAAATGGCTGTATATAAAATATTCCCTACCCAGGATACAACTTTATATTGTTCTAATCCAACAGCAAATACAGGATTAGATGCTATCTTAGAAGTATCTAATAAAATCGGAATTTCTGGGGAACCTGAAGTCGCTCGCTATTTAATCCAATTTGATCAAGAAGAAATTTTAGATATATATTCTAATAAAATAGGAACTAATTCTTATGAAGTATATTTTAAAAATTTTATTGCTGAAGCTCAAGGTCTTAATCAAAATACTTTTCTAGAACTTCTTCCTGTAGCCCAATCTTGGAATAATGGTACTGGTTATTATCTAGATAATCCTATAGAACAGGATGGAGCATCATGGGCATATGCTAATTACAGTGGTTCTGCTCCTTGGAGTCTTTCAGGTGTATACTCAGGCCCTAGTGGAGATGCTTTTTACACTAGTTCATACAGTAATATTTGTGGTGGTGCTGGTGGTGGAAATTGGTTTACTGATGCCTCTGGAAGTCTTTATGTAATAGTAGGATATGTACTCCCAGGATATGTAGCTACAGCTTATGATAGTGGATCTGTTAATATATCTTTTGGTTTAAGAAGTCCTAAAGATATTGAAGCTAAAGTAACTAACATAGTAGATGCTTGGATAGGAGAATCCATTCCAAATTATGGTTTTATAGTTAAACTTACAGGATCTCAAGAATTTAATCCTAGCCAATTTGTTCAACCTATATTCAAATATTATAGTGTTGATACAAATACAATTTATCCTCCATGTTTAGAATTTAGATGGAGAGATTATTCAACAGTACTAACTGGATCAGCTAGTGGAAGTATAGTTACTACTTCTAATCTTAAAATGTCTTTAGCTGAAAACCCAGAAGTTTTTTATCCAGAAAGTGTAAATAGATTCTATATAAATGTAAGTCCTTTATACCCAGCAAGAGCATATCAAACATCATCCCTGTATACTAATTTAAATTATTTACCAACTGCTTCATATTATGCAATAAAAGACTTGGATACCAACGAGTATGTTGTTAACTTCGACGACAATTATACTCAAATTAGTTCCGATTCAACAGGTAATTATTTTGATGTTTATATGAGCGGTTTAGAACCTGAAAGATATTATAAAATTTTAATTAAAACTATTATCAACGGTTCTACTAAAATATTTGATGACCATTACTATTTTAAAGTAGTTAACGGATGAGTGAAAATGTAAATTTTAGTAAACAAGTATTTAATAAAGGGCAGTATACTAAAGTTATAGATACTTCTTTTAAAGAATTAGGTGTTCCATCTATTCAAGAACAAGTATTAGCTCAACCTACTGTTACTGAATTTTTTGAATTGTATAATACGTTATTTTATCAAATTCCTGAGTTAGGTTCTGTTAATTCACATGAATATTTAATTAAAAAAAGTAGTGAATATATTTTATACGATCCTAATGAAGAAGAAATTTTAGCATTACAAAATGAAATTGCTCAATTAAGAACAGAATTATTAGATACCCAAAAACAATTAGTAGATCTACAAACAACATTAGCTAACCCACAATAATGGCGGCAGAAATTATACAAATAGATTCTCAAAATTTTTCTTCTCAAAATTATGAAGGACAAGATGTTAATTTAATATCAACTTTTGATGTTAATACTTATCTGTCTTCTTCTAGTTATATTGAATCGTTTATTTATGATAATAATCAAAACATATTATCAACCGATTATAATTTTTCTCAATACACAGTTTTAAATAACGGACAATCTCCAGGAACTAATAACAATGTATTTCAAATTGAAATTGACCCTGAACAAACTCTTTTAAATCAAGGATTTGACCAAGGACAATATAATGTTTACTATAACTTTTTTAACAAACAGATTGGATCAGAACTCCAACAACTCTATATTTCTGAAATCTCTTCAGATCGCACAGAGTTACGTTTAGATAGTACTAATTTAACTAATGAAGATATAGTTGAGCAAGCTAATAATTTAATTAATTTAAGAGAAGATAGTCCTTATTTTCTTGATTTTTATTTAAATTTTGGAAATAATCAATTAGCAATAGCTAATAATATTCAATTAGATAATCAAGATCCTACAAACCCAACTATATTAATTAAATTATATGAAGCACTTCCTGCTCAATTTAATTTAAATTCTACTTTATGGGTTGTAACTCAACTTGAAGAATCTATAGCTTATCAAGTTACATTTGAAGATACTCCAATTGTAATTCTAGATACAGTTCCTTTAAATGGTCCTAATTTTAATATTTCTATAAAGGATCAAATTAATAATTCAACTGTAGCATATAATTATGCTGAATTAACTTCTACATCATTAACTAGTTCATTTAATCAATTAAGTAGTTTACTTGAAGAAAAAGAAATTGATATTAATATTGATTATACCAATTTCAATAACTTTGTTCATTTTAGTTCAGCACAAGTTCGTTTAGAAAATTTTTATTACAAGGTAACTTTATTAGAAGATTATTTTTCTTCTATAGCTACTTTAAATACTACTACAAACAACAACCCAAGTGCTAGTATAGCAATATATGAAGCTAAAATAAATGATATTATAACTAATTTTGACGGTTATGAATATTATCTTTATTATTCAAGTGGTTCATATGCTTGGCCTAAAACTACCTCTCAACCACCATATACTTTAGCTTTAACTAATAGTCCTGAAGTATTAACTTGGTTTGGTAGCACTAATGAATTTAGCCCTTACTATGGAGGAATAATCCTCTCAGCATCTATTTTTGATAATGAAAACCAAAATAATCTCTACTATTCAATCCCAGAATATTTAAGAGATGATTCTTCAAATGAACCTTACCAAACATTTATTGAAATGGTAGGTCAATTTTATGATAATATTTGGGTTTATTATAAAGATGTTACAGAAAAATACAATGCAGATAACCGTTTAGAATATGGTGTTTCAAAAGATATAGTAGCAGATGCTATTCGTGATTTTGGAATTAAATTATATCAAAACAATTTCTCTATAAATGACTTATATTCATCATTTATTGGTTTAACCCCTCAAGGCAGTTTATTCCCTTTTCCAAATATTACAGGTTCACTTCCAACTCCTAGTGGATTTGAATATGTTGATACTTTAATATCTGCTTCTAATGATTATATACCGTTAGACGACGTAAATAAGTCGTTATATAAACGAATTTATCATAATATACCGTACCTATTAAAATCAAAAGGTACATTACCTGGTCTGCGCACTCTTATTACTTCATATGGTATTCCTGATACTGTATTAAGAATAAATGAATATGGAGGGAAAGATAGAGTAGATACAAATGATTGGGATTATTGGGAAAACACATTTAATTATGCTTTCTATACTACAGGAAGTAATTATATGTATTCTACTTGGTCTCCAATAAATGGATCTTGGGATACTAATGATGGTGTTGCTGATTCTATTTCTTTTAGATTTAAAACAAATGGTCTTCCTTTTGATACCTCTAGTATACAATATCAAAATCTATGGCAAGTAGATAACGATAAAATGTATTTAACCTTACGATATGAAGGTACAGGATATAATACTCACCCTCCAACTCCAAACAACCCTTTAGGACTCCCTTATTCAGGTTCAATTGTTGACCCATATTATCAATATGCATATTTAGATTTTTATCCTGATTACCTACTCAACCCATTAGTATCAGCTAGTATTTATCTCCCATTTTATGATGGAGGTTGGTGGTCTGTTATGATAAACAGATCCCCAGTTATAGCAGGAACTAGTAATTATGTATTATATTCTGGAAATAAAATATATGAGGGAGGAGATAATGGAACCGTATTAGGATTTTATGATACTTCTTCCGTAACTACTAGTGATATTGGATGGATATCTCCTGGAACTTCTTATTTTGCTAGAGGTGGTGCCGTTATTAATGGTAATACTTATCAACCATTTTCTGGTTCACTTCAAGAAGTAAGATATTTTACCTTACCTTTAAGTGAAAGTATTTTTAAAGATTATATAATGAATCCTCATTCTATTGAGGGTACCACTTTAAACTCTACCCCAGATGAGCTTATATTTAGAGCTTCTTTAGGAGGTGAATTATATACAGAATCAATTTCAATTCACCCTAAAATTACTGGTTCTTGGATTACTACTAGTTCATTTGTTGGTAACAGTGATTTTGCATTCTTTACTACTCCAACATTTGTTCCTAATACAGAATATTTTTTCTATGATCAAGTAGCAGCAGGTATTAAAAATGCGGTTTCTGATAAAATTAGAATTGAAGATGGAGTCTATCCTTCAGGTGATACTTTATCTCCATTTAGGTCATTAGCACAAAATTTAGCTGCTAGTCAAAGTTATACCGCTAATACTAATTTACTTGAGGTAGCATTTTCTCCGCAAGATGAAATTAACCAAGACATCATGGATCAAATTGGTTATTTCAATATAGGTGAATTAATAGGCGATCCTCGTTTACGTTCCTCTTCAGCAACTTACTATCCAGATTTAAATGCTTTACGAGATGCATATTTTGAAAAGTATACTAAGAACTATGATTTAAATGATTTTATTCGTTTAATTAAATTCTTTGACAACTCATTATTTAAAATGATCAAAGACTTTGTACCTGCACGTACAAGTCTTGCTTCTGGGGTTGTTGTTAAACAACATTTACTTGAAAGAAATAAATATCCTCAACCACAAGTAGATAATTATTCAACTATAGCTTATTATACTAGTGGTTCTCAAAATCCAAGTGGTTCTTCAAATAACACTCCTTTAACATTTCAAAACATAGCAGTTTCTGGTACTGTAGCTCCTCAATGGAATGATTATAATCCGGGAACTATTGAAAATGTTAGTGGTGGTACTGGAGGTACATTTGAAATGTTTAATGGAATTGATACTTCACCTTATGGACCAAACGGAACAGGACCTCAAAATATTTTCTTTATTACCCAAAGTTGGATAGATACCTTTACCACCCCTTCAGGGTCAGTATCAGTTGTACATGATGCGCAAGATGAATTTTATGATGGGGAATTTAGTGGTTCTGTTTTAACTGTAACTACTCAAAGTTTATTTGCACCTTACCCATTAGATAATATTGCTTCATCTTATAGACAAGTACATTATTACGGTAATAGTTCTAATGAAGATTCTACTTTTGAAAATTTATTTTTAAATAATGCAACTGCTCCTCAATCTGGAAGTATATTATTTTTTAATGAAAGATTTGCAGCATTTCCTCTTGTTCTTTATACAACTAAGTATTTAAAAATAGCTAGAATTGATTGTAGTGGAAGTAACAATACTAATGTATTAGAAAATATTAATAAAGCCCTTATATTTAATGATGTAATTGGACAATATATTGAATATGATTTAACTATCCTAAATGAACAACCAACATATTATTTATATGAAACATCTCAAATATATGTTCCATCATTATGGCCTAATCAAGTATTAAACTATAGAGTCTCAGCATCTAATGTTCCAGGTTTACAACCTGTATCACCTGGTACTTCTCCAACTACTATAAATTCTTATGGTACAGTAACAGGAAACGTTCTTGGGTATTTTGATGCTTTTTCTGGAATTCATACTTTAGGAGATACACCTAATACCCAGCTAATAGTTACTGGATCTGCTGTAATTTCGGGAAGTAGTGGTAGATTTTCTATTTATTTAACTAGACAAGGAACTTCTACCACATTAAGTTCCGCTAACTATACCTCAGAAACTCCAATTGCTCTTTCAGCTTCATATTATGGGTTACAAGGAGATCAATTATATTTAGCAGCAACTACTACAAACCCAACATCTTTAGCTACTAGAGTTAAATCAGGTAGTTTATTACTTACTCAAAGTAGAGCATTAAGTTCTTCAAATTGTATCCCTGTTATATTTGAACCTTACGTTACTACTTTTAATTATTATTATAGTGATTTTAATCCTATAATGAATGACATTAATGAAAATCGTTTAAGTACTATTTTTGAAGAAGTTGAATACTACCCAGGTATTACAACCCCTACTAACTTTGATTCTATTATTAGTGGAAGCGCTTTAAAAGCCTCAGTTCAAGATTCTAACTATACTTCAAAACGAGTTATTAATCCTCGTTATAATGGTGTAAAATCAACTTCTCAATTTTTAAATACTTGGACTCCTCCAAATATTATCCCTGGATATTCAGATCAAGGAACTTATGGTAAAACTCCAACAGCTGAAAGTTTAAAAACAGCCGTTGCCTATTGTGATTGGATTGGTGGTTGGCCACCTGAAAGAGAGAATGCTTCTGCTATCCATATTCAATATTTAATCAAAGCTGATGGTACAATTGTAATACCTGATGTATCTGAATTTTCATTATCTGAAAATAAAGGAAATTTTGAATCAGGAGAAAGAATAATCATTTCATCAAAAGATACCTCTTTAGGTCAACCAACTCAATATAGAAATATTATTAGAGGAGGATCTCGAATTGAACCTATTCTTTATACTCAATACGGTCAAGCTCCAACTACTACTTGGAATACAACTATGAGTTTTCAAGATATAATTCCTTCTCCAACAGGTACAGTAGGAAATTATATTGCATTATTTAAAAGAACAACTAATTCTGTTATATTTACTTCTGATGGAAGCTTAAACTCATTGCCTTTTCAAACTTCTATTTATGGAGGATCGTATTTAGGGGGGGGTGGATATACTGTACCTATAGGAGCTGTTACTGATGGAGTATCTTTAACATTTGATATTAATTTAAATATAAAATATTTCCCATTTGATTCTACAGGAAATACCCCATCAAACTTTACTACTACTTTATTTTTATATAAGAACTCAACTCTTATAGACCAAATAACTAATGACCCTCAAGGTATTTCTTATTACTATGGAGATACAGATACTTTATCATTAACATATACTGTTCCACCAAGTCAATTAAATTTAAATGACGTTTATACAATTAAATTAAAAAGTAATAGTAATGATCCTTTTGAATATTTTCAAATTCTTCCTGATACCCCTACCTCTTTTAAAATTTCTCAATATCCATCCTATACCCAACCAGTAACTTCCTCAGGAGTAAATTCAATATGGAATTGGCCTGATTCTTCTAGTTATCCATATGTGATTACTTCTTCACAAGAAACTTTAGTTAATTTATATGCCGATCCTGATATTAAAATGACTGACATTGCTGGTTCAGGATTTAATCCTATATCTTTACCTTGGTCAATTGAATACGGTGATGAATTTAGATTTGAAGGTAGAGAAGATCTTGTTTATCAAGTAGGGAAAATATTTGCCCCTGAAGATAGTGGTTCAGGTAGATTATTTCAAACAGGTTCAATTGAAGTCCATTTTAATGCTGATCTCCCAATTTCCGCTTCTACTTCAGTATTTAATTTAGATCATTTTTTAATTAGAAGATATGTTGATGATCCTGCACAAATTATAATGGAAGGATTTAGACCTATCAGCGCCTCAGGACCATATATTATAAGACCTGAATATGTTGTCCCTGAATTAAATAAATCAGTTGATCAATTTATATTAGATCTTACGCAGAAAGGCTTGCTTTAATGATATTTATTACATATAATACACCAATAATAAAACACAAATGGGATATTTAAATAACCAAGTCGTAACAGTTGATGCGATTTTAACAAATAAAGGTAGAGAACTTTTAGCAAAAAATGACGGTTCATTCCGTATTACACAATTTGCTTTAGCAGATGATGAAATTGATTATACATTATATAATCCAACTCATCCATCTGGATCTGCATTTTACGGTGAAGCAATTCAAAACATGCCTTTACTTGAAGCATTTCCAATTGAAACCCAAATCATGAAGTATAAGTTAGCTACTCTACCACGTGGAACAGCTAAATTACCTGTACTTAATATTGGTTATTCTGCAATTACATTAGTACAAGGAGCTTCACTTGCCCTTACTCCTCAAACATTAAATTATTTAGGAAATAACCAAGTTTACGAAACAAGTGGATACTCATGTACAGTTTCAGATGTTCGTTTATTTAACACATTTACTGGAGTAGGAATTAACACCCCAGCTGCTACAGCAGCTAATGCATCAGTTACTTCAACTTCTACACTTGGAACTAACGTATCAGCAACAGTAATTGGATCTCAAATCAACTTAAGAGCAACTACAGTTGATACACTATTTGGTACAAATACTCAATTGTCCGCTACATTAACATTTGTAGGTCTAGACAGTGGTGCTCGTTTAACTATCCCAGTTACAATTAATCAAAACTAATAAAATATTAAACAATGGCGTTTAAAAGACTTGATCCCGAAGATTTTTTAGTAAGTAGTGACTCTATTACTGCTCCGCTTTGGTCGACTGGAGCCCCAACATTAACTGAATTTTATACTTCTTCAGTTCAAGCCGCTGGATCTTCTGGAAATTATTATTTAAGTGTGTATCAAACCTCTTCTGCTCTTTCAACAGCACAAGTACAATTTGATGTTGCTTATGCTGATGCTTTAGGAAGTGGTAGTGTTTTATACAATCCGATTGTACCTGAAAATTCATATACTAAAACCGTTTATGGACAATATCGTTCAATGATTTTAGAAGATGAAAATGCTGTTTTTACCTTTGGTCAAGGAAATAATATAATTACAAGTTCATTCTTTTGGGTATTATCTATTGAACGTGCTAATTATAAACAATCCTTACTTCCTGGATCTTTAAACTTACAAATCTCAGGTTCAGGTTTAGGTATTCTTGAATTAACAGATAATTCTCTAGACCAACCTGTAAATGTATTTATTGGAACCTCTCGTGTTTATCAATTAGTCTCAGGATCAAATGGATCAGGAATATCTGGAGGAGGATATGTTCCAAATTCTGGATCATATGGTTTAGTATTCCCTGATTTAGGAACTATTCTTTTAAATCCATATGCTCTTTCTCAATCAATTGAAGTATTCCCTTCTCGTTCATTTGATGCTCCTGGTTTAAACACTACTACATTATTCAGTGCTATTAGTGGTGGTGCTTCATTTGCTCTAAATTCCCAAGAAACAGTTACTTCTGATTATGTATTCGTTAGAGCACGTAACTCAGAATTTAACTACTCAGAAAACCCATCATTTATTTCAGGCTCTACCGGTGAAGTAATTTATAGTAGTTTTGTAAACTCACCACAAACATATATTACAACTATTGGATTATATAATGATAGTAATGACTTATTAGCAGTTGCTAAAATGTCACGTCCATTATTAAAAGACTTTACCAAAGAAGCTCTTGTACGAGTTAAACTAGATTTCTAAAATGAATGAGCGTATTCAAGTCATTTATAACTTCTGACGTTATCGTCTCACCTTTTAGGGTAAATAAAGCTTTTACCTTTAAAGGAAATGAACTTACTGGCTCAAATGTTGAAATTGATAGATATGTTGGGCGAAATGTTACTGCATCCCTCTGGACATCTGGTTCTTATCCAACCGGATTAATCAACATACAAGATCAAGTTTTAGTATATCGTTCAATTAAAGAACTTTACTATTCAAACTATCTTTTAAATCCTAATGGATCTCCAACAACAACGGCTTCATTTAACGTAGACGGTACTATAACAGGAGGCCCATATACTCCAAGTTACTATAATTATCTTTCTACAACATTACCCCCAAATAGATATTTTCCAACTGGATCAGATGAACTTATAGGAGTAATTACTATCCCATCTAACCTATGGGGTGAATATCTCCTCCCAGGATCAGTAGAAATTTCAAATGGAAATATTACTCTTCGAGATGATGGTGAAGGTAATATGGTTTTTAATTCATTGAAATATGGTGATGTAATTTATGAACATGGAATTATAATTGTAACAAGTAATGGAGCTTCATATACTGGACCATATGGATCTGGTTCTTATGGGGGTGCTGTATATGGAGCAAATACTGTTGATCTTGTTTATAGTTTTGCTACTGGATCAAATGTTACATGTTCATTTTCATCTTCATTTAACATTTACGAAACACAATATAAATGTACACTTCGAGAAAACGAATTTAATTTTTCACAAAACCCAACAATAGTTTCAGGAAGTTCAAACAGCGGAGTTTTATATGACTTTGCGACAGGTTCTTATTTTTCACCTTATGTGACTACAGTAGGTCTATATGACAATAATTATAACTTATTAGCTGTAGCTAAACTTGCCCAACCTCTCCCTACATCTGCTGTTACTGATACTTCTATATTAGTAAACCTAGATCTTTAAATCATGAATTGGATATATAAAAAAGAAGAAATTGGGGACTTTTCTCAATTTCCAAATAACACATTTGGGTTCATTTACAAGATTACCCATATACCCTCAGGCAAATCATATATTGGTAAAAAAGTACTTTACCACAATAAAAAAGTAAAGTTAACCAAAAAGGAACTTGCAATGTACGAAGGTGTAGCAGGCCGTAGAGCTTCTTACAAAATGGTAATTACTGAATCTGATTGGAAAAAATACTGGGGTTCAAATAAAACACTACTTGAACTTAAAAAAACTGAACCATTAGAAAATTTCAAACGCGAGATTTTGATAATGTGTCCTACCAAAAAACTCTTAACATATTACGAAACACAAACGTTGTTTGTTTATAGAGTTTTAGAAGAACCCGATCTATATTTTAACGACAATATTTTAGGCAAGTTTTTCCGAAAAGATTTTGATATCTAAAAAAGATATCATATCTTGAGGTTATGGTAAATGAGTTATTAGTTAATCTAGTTAACGGTGTCTTAGGCACAGGCAAACGTACAGCACGAGGAAATCAAGCATACACTTGTCCGTTTTGCCATCACCACAAACCAAAACTCGAAGTTAATTTTACTGAAAACAAAGATGGCATTAACAAATGGGCTTGTTGGGCTTGTGGTAAAAAAGGTAAAACTATAAGAAGTTTATTTAAACAAGTACAAGTTGATGCTTCCTATTTTCAAGAACTTTCTAAACTTGTAAAAAATGTCTCTACTGAAGACATAGGAGAGGTAAAATATGTTTTACTTGAATTGCCAAAGGAATTTAAAACCTTTATCAACAACAAAGATATTGTAGCAAGACATGCTTTTGCTTATCTCAAGAAAAGAAACATTACTAAACAAGATATTCTTAAATACCATATAGGTTATTGTGATTCAGGACAATATGCTAATATGATTGTTATACCATCATATGATAACACCGGTAAATTAAATTATTTCACCGCGAGATCATTTGAAAAAGATCCTTACACCAAGTACCGCAACCCTGAAACGTCTCGCGATATTATACCGTTTGAATTGTTTATTAATTGGGATCTACCTATTATACTATGTGAAGGGCCATTTGATGCTATGGCAATCAAACGCAACGTAGTTCCATTACTTGGTAAAAATATTCAATCTAGTTTGATGAAAAAGCTAGTAGAATCTAAAGTACAAAAAATATATATTGCCCTAGATAACGATGCTATTTCAAAAGCCCTTGGTTTTTGTGAACAGCTTTTAGACATTGGGAAAGAAGTCTATTTGGTAGAACTTGAAGGTAAGGATCCTAGTGAAATGGGATTTGAAAACTTCACCAAATTGATACAAACCGTTTCTCCATTAACACAATATAAACTGATGGAGAAAAAATTATTTACTCTATGAAGAAAAGGAACATTAAACAATCCTA